ATGGCATCAATCACCAAGCTTCCCAGCGGAAAATGGCGAGCGCTGATCAGGAAAAGAGGCAGCAAGCCGCTGAGCGGGACTTTCGAAAAGAAAAAGGACGCGGAAGCCTGGGCTAGAGCAGAAGAGATAAAGCTCGACTCAATCAAAAAACACGGGAAAGCGAGCACCCCGAAAGGCTCAACCTTCGCTGACTTTATCGATAAATATGTCGAAGAGACTGAGCGCGTCAAACCGCATGGTAAGAACAAAAAAGCCACTCTCATCAGGCTCAAAGAAGAGTTCAGCGGGGTACTGATGTCCGACATGTCGGAGAGGCTAGTCAGTGACTTCGTAGCTCGTCGGATTCAAGACAAAAATCACCGTGGAGAGCCGATTTCAGGTGTCACGATCTGCGTCGACCTCTCTTACATCACTACAGTGCTGAAATGGGCGCGGTATGTGAAGCACTACAACGTCGATGTCGAGATGGCCAACGCAGTCAGGCAAACATTGGAAGCTCGCGGCTTGAGTACAAAGAGCAACGAGCGCGACAGGGAAGCCACGGATGAGGAGCTAACGTCTCTCTTCGATGAGTACCAAAGGAGAGGTGCTCGGCAGATAATTCCGATGACCGACATCATCACTTTTGCGCTTGTGTCGGCAATGAGACAAGAAGAGATCTGCAGTATCTTGATAGAAGATATCGATTTTGAAGCGCGCACAGTGATCATCAGAAATCGGAAGGATCCGAAATACAAGATAGGGAATCATCAGAAAGTGCCGCTTTTTGAGAAAGCCTGGGAGATCGCAACAAGGTACATCGGAGATAGAAAAACAGGGCGGGTATTCAGATACAATCACGCTTCTGTTAGCTCTTCTTTTACTCGCGCTTGCCAAAAGCTAGAGATCGAAGACCTGCACTTCCACGACCTTCGTCATAACGCGGCTGGTCTGCTTTTTGAGCTGGGTCTTGGCATCGAGCAAGTAGCGCTGATGACTGGGCACAAAGACTGGAAGATGCTCAAGAGATACACGCACATCAAAGCTAAAGACGTGCATCGAGCTTATCGTGAAAAGCTGATGGCACGTCTTTCTACAGCAGAAGCCTGATACTCAGATCGACCTCAGCATCGCCTCTCGTCCGCAGCCCACAGTCTTTTTGATCGAAAGAAGGTGGGCTTTTATGTCAGAAATATCGTAAAAGACAGCAGTACCGAAGCGTACATAATCAGGCCCTTTCCCGCGTCTTCTCCATTCGTCAAGTGTCTCCACTTTTACTTTTGCAAGAAGCGCCACTTGCTCTTCTGTCAGAAAGCCCATCTCTTTTGCTAGTGCTGCAGTGTCCTTTTCCATCGATAAAAGCCAAGAGGGCTGGGTACGCTCATGCTGCCACGCTCTCTTACTACGTCATATCTTCCCTCGGCGTCGTGCTCCGGGCTCTTGCGTCAATTTATGCTTAATGTTTGGGTCGATGTCAATAATGTATGCTCCTGCTATACCCTAACTTTCAATAGACGTAAAAAAGCCCTGGAGGGAGAGAGCCTGCCAGGGCTAGGGCTGCTAGTTGACTAGACTAGCATAACTTCAACGAGACTCTAACAACTTGTCGGCGCTGAACAGTAAGTCATCATCAGAGAGAAGTACAAGAGAGAAAAGGAGGAAAACTCTAAAGTACGGATACATTATAACATCATAATAAAGCAGTGTGGGAAATTTGTTGTCAATTTATCAAAAAAAAGAGGCCCCGGAGGGCCTGGTGTTAGTCGGCTTAGTTGTTGATGTAGATGTCGCCGATCTCGTTTTGTGCGGGGAAGCCTGAAGTGCCTGGCTTGTGTTTGATGCGTGCCCTTATTATTTTGCCCTCTGTTTTCATTAGATCTTTCAGGCTTTGTACTTCTGTTTGAGTGGCTTTGGCGATCTTGTCTTTCATTGATGTGCTGATTTTGATCGCTGTGTCGTGATTGCCCGTGCCGTAAAAGCGGTTCCAGAAGTGCCTGCCGGCGTGATCTCCGGACATCACTTGTAGTTCCATCAGGTAACTTTCCCCGCCTTTTTTAGTCGGTTGCGACTTTATGGAGCGGATCTTGATCATAGCGTCGTGTGTAGGCATCGGCTCTTTTGACTGAGCCTTCTTATCTACGATCTTTTCTTCTGCATGCTGCCTGATCTTTCTTTTAAGAGAGCGTATGTGCGACTTAGTGAAAGAAAGGCAAGAGCGCCAGGCTGCCATCTCTGGAGTCTCGCCAGGTCTTACCCGGTTTCTTGGGTACTGAGGATCGCGGAAGTACTCATCGCCCGCGTGTAGGGTGTTATCCACTTCAAATAAGCGCTTGGCGATCTCGGCTTCTGATGATGAAGAGATCATGCCGCCTACGATTCTATTGAGTTCATATGATCTGCCGCGTGCGCCTACAGAGGTTCCAGGTTTGCGTGGTGCGCCGGGCTTGTACTCGGTCTCTATGCCGTAGGTGGACTGGCGCAGCTTGAGGTCGTCGATGTCTGCAGGGCGGCCAGGGTTGTAGAAGCTTATTGCATGGCTGCGACGGTCGGGGTGGACTGTGTAGACGTAATAGCACTGAGAAGGGACTTTCCAGCACGGATCTACGACCTTCACGAGCCTGCCATCAAGAAATTCGTCCAATTCCTCAAGCATTGCGGCTGAAATTTGGTTGTGTTCGGCGGGGTAGAAGTGGCGGCTTGCTGAGATGACGATGCGAAAGCGCGGGGCTTCTAGCGTGTGTGAATGGCTCGTATAGATGAAGTGTTCGATATTCATATCACGCAGCGCGTCTTCTGCGTCTTCAAGCGTGATGACGTCATCGCCTGGTTTCTGGTCGACGTCGAAGATGATCATTGTCGAAGCGTCGAGGCTTGCATCTGAACGGATGGGGACACGGAAAGCGGCTGGGATAAAAGTTTTGGCCCTAGTCTTTTCGACGAGTACGGCGGGGTGCTCGAAGTGCTTTTCAAAAAGCTGCTTAAAAGAGCCTGCTTGATGTCTTATAGCTGCACTTGTGTGAGCAGTAGGCTGTAAAGAGTAAGTGATCATTGGCTTTTCCTTCTTTTATGACGAGTCTCTCGCTCATCTGTAACTAGTATGCAAAAAGAGAAAAACAATAATCAAGGGTTAAATGTGTAATTAGGCAAAATAAATATATTAGGTATATTGTGCGGGCGAAGTGCGTATGAAGTGCGAATGAAGTGTGTATCGAATGAAAAGAGCTTGTTATTTGAGCTGCAAAAGTGTTTCTTAGCCGCTGGTTTAGATGACTCCTTGGCATTTAACGGTATAGCAACGCTATATTAGAAGGTGCCCTTCCTTTTATCTTTTCTTATATAAGCGAAATAGGAGATGTGGGGGTGACAAGGTCGGCAAAGGGGGTTATACAAATAGGCTATAGCAGTGAGACACACAAGCGGTTAAGAGAAACGTCATAATAAAGGATGCTTGCTAGTGATATAGTAGTACCCCTGTCGCGATTCTCTCCCGAAAAGTATAACGAACATATTTATTTTGCCTAATTTTCAAAAAGGCTATTGCATATATGTCTGCTCTTTTTTCATAATGTATTCATCAGAGCAGAGAGAACTCTGAATAACAAAAGGAAAGCAAAATGAATTACTCAACTATCAAATCGGGCGAAGAGGTCAGTCACTACATCGTAAACAACGGCCCGGAAGCACTAGATACAGCTATCATGCTCAAAAAGAGCTACTCGCAGCCCCGCCTAATCAGCATCGACGGCAGCATCATAACTGCGATTAAGGTCGCTTACCGCACTGCCTCAGGCCTCTACAGCGAAACCCAAGGCGAGATCGCTAAAAGCATCTACAGGATGACGAAGCTCGACGTAGCACTGCTCATCACTAAGAACGACTCAAGCGACGAAGCTTTCGACCGCGCTGCTTATGAACTGGCGCAAGACGCTTTTGTCACCGGCAAACTGGAGGAGAGATCAGAAGAGTTAGCAAAGGCCACAGGCAGAGCTCCAGAGGCATGCTTGGCCCTCATCATGCGCAAGCTCATCTCTATGACAGAGAAGATGAACGCCTGCACCTCGCGCCTCCTCGCAGCCGGCGAAACTCCCGAGTCACCAGAAGCCATCAAAAACGAGATCCTGAAGACTGGCGGTCTCTTCATGCTCTGCCTACCAACTGCTTACGGCAAAACCTCGATCATCCTCGAGCCTGTAATGCGCTCTTACATCGAGCAGGGCAAGAAAGTCCTGGTCATCACCCACCGCCGCAGCATCAACAAAAACATCGCTAACATCCCCGGCATCGTAAGCTACGACGAATGCACATCCCCGGACATCATCGCCAACGCCCAGGGCCTCAAAATCGTCGTCAACTCCCTAAGCGCAGCGAAGTACAAAGACTTCATCGAGTCAGCGGACTTAGTAGTCATCGATGAGGCTTCTCAAGTCATCAGCCACGTCCTGGGTGGCGAAGTAAAGAACCGCCAGGACGTCTGGAGCGCCCTCAACGCATGCGTAAAGAGCGCCCCCTCAGTGATCATGGCCGACGCTGACATCAACTCCCGCTGCGCTCAAATGATCGGTGAAGCCAGGCTCTTCAAGATCGAGCAGAAGCACTCAGATATCACAGTCCAGACAGCCGACATCGACCACGTGCGTGGATTAGCAGTACAGGCAGTCAAAGACGGTAAGAAGGCACTGATCGCTTGTGACGTTGCTAAAGATGCCCAAGCCTTAGCCAAAGTGATCGCTAAAAAGACCGGCAAAACCCCGCTGGTCATCACTGCTGACAGCGCCCGCTGGGAAGCTCAAGCCGCCTTCATCGCCAACCCCGACGCAACCAGCGAGCACGTCGTCATCTACAGCCCAGTGATCACTTCAGCTCTCTCGATCACCAGCAAGCACTTCGACGCGCACTTCGGGCTTTTCCAGGGCTCTATCGTCCCCTCAGACGCTATCCAGATGTTGCGCCGCGACCGTACAGCCCAAACTTTCACTATCGGCATGAAGAACCCCGACTACCGCAAGTCAGAAGTCGTGGAGGTGAAGTTCCGCAAGGGCCTCGTCAAAGTCGAAGAGATCCTTCGCGGCATGACTATCAGCGACGATATGAAAGACAAGATCCGCGAAGCCGTGAAAGAGGACACGAAGCTCAGCACTTTCGACGCTCTGCAATACGATCACAACCGCGCGGAGGCATGGCTCAAGGACAACATCCAGAACAGCCTCCCAGCCACTCTTCTGCAACAGGGCTTCAAGCTCGAAGTGCTCGAGCGTAATGAACGCCTAGCCAAAGATGGTTTTGCCGACAAATCTGCTGGGCTGAAGGCAGTCAAAAAAGAAGTCGTCGCGAAGCTGCTGGAGTCCAAGGCGGCGAGCGAATCTGTTGTTAAGACCGTTGAAGAAGCTGGTTCTAAGGACGAAGCCGAGATGGTCGCAGTGAGCCGCGCAAGAGCTCAGCAAGTGATGAAGCGCGAAGTCCTGACAGAAGCAGATGCCAAGCTTTGGGGTGCTGGTGAGGGTGAAGCCAAGATCGCTCGCTTCAAGAAGATCTTCGACGGGCTGGAGTATGAGAACGAGATCGGGGATGTGGCCGAGTTGATTCGGAATGCTGTGAGGGATATGGCTGAGGGTAATGGCTGGACAGTCGACAGTAGCGCCGAGCTCTTCGATAGGCTGAATGCGCAAAGGTGCGAAGTGATCGATATTGGCCTTCGGATCAGCACAGCTACTTCGAAGCAAGGCAAGCAACTTGCAATCAGCAGCATCATGAGAGAGCTAGGCTTGAAGACTAAGAAGAAAGATGGTGGCAAGTCCGGTATCTACTACATCATCACTCCAGAGTCTCTTGAACTGATGCGGTCGTACTAAGTAAGTAAAGGGCCAAGGAAGGCCTAATAATATAACTGATATATTTATTTTACCAAACATTGAAAATAGTAGTTGTCAAGCTTTCGGCTCATATTTAATAATAGACACATAACAATAATAAAAGGGGATTTGTTATGACACTATTACAAGAAGAGAGCTTAGAGAACTCACAGCCCGTATCACTAGGCCACTTACCTTTCTTCATCGACATGCACGAAGTCGACGAAACCCGCAAACAACTTTTGACACCTTTTGGCTACAAGGATATCGATCAGAAGCTTCTTTATCGCATGTGCTTAATGTGTCTTTCGGCGCTACATAAAGTAAACTGGAATGAGTACAACTCGCAACATTACGGAAGACAAGTAGTCACTATCGACGAAGCAATCTTCCTGCCTGATCTACCTCCAGTACCTAAGCCTTACAGATCTTGGCCCGAAGCGATGATCATGATCTTTGGCGGCTTCCAGGGCCTCGAGTACGAGCCGAAGACCCACAAAAAGTCTTATGTCCTCGAGCACACTTATCAGCCAGATGCGGTCGATGATCTCAATGAAAATATCCTGTATGAGATTAAAGGCGTTATACCGAGCCTTATCGATGCAGCGAAGTATCGGGCTGTAGCAAAGCAGCACGACTGCCACATCGTCTTCGTCTTCCAGGAAAAAGGCATCTTCTGTCCGTGGTCGAGAGTCCGAAAAGACGGCACCCGGATGACTCAAGAAGAATGGGTAAAGAAAGAAGGCTTTGACTACTGCTATGTCGGCGAGGAAGCAGCTTTCAAAGAGTCGGCTAGGTACAAGTGGCTAGTAGAGAATGTCGGCAAATAATCGCAATGCAGTGAGATAAAAGGGCCTCAGGGCTCTTTTTTATTGCGCACAAAAAAGAGCCGCTAAAGATGTTACAATGTATCAATAATAATAAGAATAATGGTGCATCATGCGAAAGATCTTGGGGATCGATCCAGGCCAGTCAGGCGGTTTATCTATAGTCGACGAGAACTTCAATCTTATCGACTGCATGCTCATGCCTACTGCGAAGACAGATGCAGGAAAAAAGCGTGTAGATCCGCGTGGTGTACATGACTTCATCTCGAAATATAACCCCGATCTGGCGATTGTCGAATTGGTCGGTGCGCGTCCAGGACAGGGCGTGGTTTCCATGTTCAATTTTGGCGATAGCTTCGGCCAAGTACGGGCGATTGCCGAGGTTCTTTGTGCCGACGTCAGGTATGCGAGGCCGCAGGAATGGCGGGGCTATCAAGGGCTCTCCGGGCTATCGAAAGAGCAGATCGCTGAAGTGGCCTATGAGATCTTCAAAGCCGAGGCTATTTACGGTAAAGCGCGTAAGGATGGCGCCAGGGCTATTCGTGACGGTATATCGGATAGTTTGATGATTGCCAAGTATGGCGTTAGGTTCTTGGAGTAAGTCATGAGCCGAACTCGCATGCTTGATAAAAAACTACTCAAAGACATCGTCAAGGGTATCGAAAGAACCTCGACAATCGAGATCGCGTGCGCAATCGTCGGTATATCAGAAGCAGCATTCTACAAGTGGCAAGCAAAAGGTCGCGAGCTACTTGAAGATCTTGAAAATGGCGAAGAGATCGACAAGCAGGATGAGATATACGTAGAGTTTGTAGAGTCAGTTGAGCGTGCTCGCTATATCTCCTGTCTTCCAGCTATTGACACAATACAAAAAGCGATAAAAAACGGGGATGCGAAGGCTAGTGAGAAGTTTTTGGCGCGTCGTATGCCCACGCAGTTCGGCGACTACGGTCGAAAAGAGATTACGATAAAGACAGAAGAAAAAGACGCAAGCACTGGAGTTGTTGTAATCCCAACTTTTACATCAGGTGATAATGATCTCGACGACATACTCCGCGCCCAGCAGGCAAAGTCCATGGAGAATGCTCGAGAAAGAATGAAAGAATTCGAGTGACATCAATGCTGTTATAATAATTGTCAACAAAAATAATAATAAAGGACAACAAAATGATTAAACAAAGAAGTTGGGGTGATTGTGGTATCGCTGCGTTTATGAACGCACTTTTCGATGACGGACAGCACTATCACATCCGCCCAGGTGGATATGAAGAAATCGTTGATCTTTTTGGCCGCGATCACGGCATCACGATACAAGAGCTATGCGCTGCACTTTTTGAGTACAACTTCCTTCCAGTTCATCTACCACTTGAAGGCTTTGCAGACGCATCGGGCATCAAGGGTGCCAAATCTCTTTCAGCAGAATATCTTGGGCACTCTTATTTGGGCCAGTACCACAAGGCCATCTATCAAGTTAAGACTAAGTCTGGCGTACTCCACTATATCTATCACGACGGCTGCATGATCTGGGATAGCTTGCCTAACAGCCCTGCTTACCCGAATTGGGATGACTACGAGGCCGTAGTTGACGTGGTTTATTTGCTGCCGAACATCTCTTTGCGCAAGAACGTGGGTTTCGACGAGATCGCTGAGTACCTCAAGGACTACGTATCGGGCATCAATGAATACCTCGGCGGTAGCGAATGCGAACTTGCATCGTTTTTTGACGGGCTAGTTGAGTTGACGAAGTCGAAGATGAAGCCTCCGCTCGAGCTAGTAGAGTCCAGAATCTTGGGCATTAGTGGCTAAAAAGGCATCTTATGACCAGTTATGTAGGCATTAGACCCATCGCCAAAGCCGTCCGGAATGTTATCTGGAAGCCGACGCCTGGCTCACAAGAGCTCTTTCTGATCCTTGGCCAAGAAAAGACCCTAGTTAAAGAGGTGCTTTTTCATGGTGGCCGAGGCATTGGCAAGTCCGAAGTACTGATCATGGCTTACTTGCAGCATGTCGGGAAAGGCTGGGGCGCATCTTGGACTGGAATCATCTTTAAGAAGGCTTATAAGCCGCTCAGAAGTTTGATCGCAACTTCGAAAAAGATGATACCAAAGGCCTTCCCAGACGCCGTCTTCAACAAGAATAACTACTCTTGGACTTTTGCGACCGGGGAAATCTTGTACTTCGACCAGCTCAAAAACATGGATGAGTACGAAGACAAGTATCACGGTCACGAATATCAATACATCGGGTGGGATGAGCTGGCGACTTGGGCGACTGATGACGTCTATGAAGCGATGATGTCGACGATGCGTACGGGCTTCATGCCGACAGAAAAGCAACCAAATCTCCCTCCAATCCAGGTCAGATCGACAACCAACCCTTTCGGGGCCGGGAAATGGTGGGTAAGAGAACGATTCATTGACGGCAAAATGCCCGGTGAGATCACATATACCCGGCACGGAGAGCGACTCAGATGCGCCGTATTCGGTAGCGTCTTCGAAAATATCTATCTCAACAGGACATACATCACAGGCTTCCTCGAAGAGATCCGTGACCCAGCGCTAAAGGCTGCCTGGTTCCTTGGCGACTGGAACGCAACCGACACCACAGCCATGTTCGGGATGGTTTGGGCCGCTGAGAAAATGATCCTCGCTCCATTCGAGATACCTCACACATGGCGTGTAGAGCGATGCTTCGACTTCGGCCAGAGCACACCTTTTGCTTGCTTGTGGGTAGCTGAGACAAATGGCGAGGGCGTCATGATCGATGGCAAGGAGTTCTGTCCGCCAGCAAAGTCATTGATCGTAGTTGGCGAAGACTACGGCACAGAGATTGACCCCAAAACTGGTAAGCAGACCAAGCCTGATGCCGGCCTTTTCTTGTCAGCACAGCAGATAGGAGCACGCCTGAAGGCTAGAGAAAACAGGTTGCTCGAGACCGTTTTGAAGAAGGTGGGCAAGGTCGGAGCAGGCCCTGCGGATAACCAGATCTATAACGGCTCCCGCGTCGACCAGGGGCGAGCGCCGACCATTGCGAAGGAGCTGGAGAAGGAAGGAATCGCTTTCACTCGGTCAGATAAGTCGCCTGGTTCCCGTCTAAATACCGCGCAGCTGATGTTCCAGTACCTGTATGCGACTAAAAACGGCACCGAAGATCCGCATATCTACTTCTTCAGCAGCTGTCAGTTCAGTCTGAAGACAATTCCTGATCTGCACAGGGACGAAGATCAACCCGACGCTGTCGCCAAGGGCCCTGATGACCACTGTTGGGATGCGCTGGCTTATCGCTTGAGCTGGAAAAGACCTGTCACTTCCGTCAAGCAGGGCATTAGGTAAGTGTTACAATATAACAATAATAATAAGAGGCATATTTAATGTCCGTTGATCAAAGATCCACCAGATGCCAGAAGTTCTACGATGACCGAGAGATGCTCCGTGCAATCCGTGGCGGCACCAAAGTCATGCGGGATGCCGGCGAAAAGTACCTGCCAAAAGAGCCTGGCGAGTCCCAGGTTGCTTATAAGCGCCGCTTAGCCCGTTCATTCCTAGTCAATTTCACTGATAAGACCGCCAGGCGTCTGAGTTCACTTCCATTCACGCGCCCTGTAGTGGTCGAAAGTGAGCGATATCAAGAGCTGGCTGACGAATATCTCAAAGCCATTGACTCCAAAGGCACTAGCTTGACGGGCCTGGCGTCCACAGTCTTCGAAGATGCGCTCTGGAACGGGTCGTCTTTCCTTGCAGTTGATGCTGCTGTGGACGGCGGGAAGCCTTATGCCTATCACCTTTCGGGCGACAACATCTTGGGATACAGGATGGATGAGGACGACAGGCTCACTGAGATACGCATCAAAGAGACGGCTGTAGTCGCTGACGGCGAATGGGGCGAGAAAGAAGTCGGTCGCGTCAGGGTTTTCAAGCGCGAGGGCGAGACTGTAACTTGGTCTCTATACGAGGAAACCAAAGGCGGAACGTACGAAATCATCGTCAGCGACCAGCGGTTTGCGCTCAAAGAGATCCCGGTTATCCCGCTTCACACGACTGCTGTAGTGAAATCAGGAGAGCTTTTCGCGCCTTCTCCTCTGGAAGATCTGGCGTATATGAACTTGCAGCACTATCAGGAGAGCTCGGATCAGTCGAATATCCTGAGGGTGGCGCGTGTGCCGGTGCTGTTTGGGTCGGGGATGTCGGAAGAGTCGGAGATTTCTATTGGCTCAGAGTACGCCATCAAGGGAGATACAGGCTCAGATCTCAAGTATGTAGAGCACTCAGGAGCGGCTATAGGCGCTGGGCGTCAGTCTCTGGTCGATCTGGAGACCAAGATGAGCGCGTTTGGGGCTGGGATGCTCGAGAATACGGGGGCCATCGAGACTGCTACGGGCCGTGCATTGCAGGCTGGGGAGAATAACAACAGGGTGGCGATGATCGCGATTCACCTGGCTTCGGCGCTGGAGAAGGTGATGGGCTGGATTGCGTACTTCAATCGAATTGCCGAGCCTGATTTCTCCGTCGATATTCACACCGAGTACGGCATTACAGGCTCTGCTGAAGACCTAAATGCCTTGCTACAGGCCAGGACGATGGGTGATTTGAGCCGTGAAGACTACTTGAATGAGCTGAAGCGGCGCGGGTTGCTGAGAAACGACTTCTCGATGGCTGATAATGTGGATCGTTTGGCTACAGAGTTGGTTTGATCTCAAGCGTTTTTCTTAACCAAGGTTTTATCAAAGGCCAAGGAAGGCAGCTTTGATCAGCACTACAGACATCGCTTTCATCTTGATAGCAGTCGATATAGTCAAGCCAGTCAAGAAATATATGGCCCCACTAGGGCCTTTTTTACATCTACTACTTTCCATCCTGGTATACCTTCAATATACTCGCGGCACGAATATAACGAGGTAATCGAAACATGTCACGTCTTGCTGAATTCCGCAAACTCGAAGAACAACTGGCTCTACAGCTCGCCGAGCTCGAAGCCATGAAGTCAGACAGCTCCCTCCAAAAAGAGATGGAGTTTGAAGACAAACTGCGCGCACTGATGTCCGAGTACAGCGTCACTCTGCCGACCCTGATCAACATCTTGGATCCACAAGCTTCTCGTACCCCGCGTGCTGCTGCTTCTACTGACAAGCGCCGCGAGCGCAAAGTCAAGCTCTACAAGAATCCCCACACCGGTGAAGTCGTTGAGACCAAAGGCGGCAATCACAAGGTGCTGAAAGCCTGGAAAGCCGAGTTCGGGAATGACGAAGTCGAGAGCTGGGTGCAAGCATAAAAGCGGCTAAGAAGAACTCTTGACCGCAAAACGGGCCCCACGGGGCCCTTTTTCTTTCTGCTTCGCTAGCCACTAATAACTAGAATTGGACTCAGAGATATAGCTGCGGCATAACTGAACAGCTTTAACTGCGTCGAAATGCTCGTCGATTATGTGTTTCTGACGCATCTGCTCCTCTAGAATCTCTAGCTCAACGGTAGCTTTTACAGTGTACTGCTTCGTGCCGTATCTCTTTGATGAAATGTTGGCAAGCTCCCCGTTGCTGGTTATCCGATACATCTGATCATGCATAATAACCTGCGGCTCAAATATAACTTTAAATCTCGACATTTTGTAGCTCCTTTTCCTGTTGGTGTTATCTATATATACGGAACAACCTTTGAAAACCTTTAGCACTTTTTTGATATTTTTTTCTAGTCTCTCAAGAGCTCATGAAGCACCCGACACTCTTCATCACTCACACTGAAGAGCCTGGCGATAAAGGCTCTCATACAAGCCCGAAAAGCGAGAAAGTAAAGATTGCCGTCAAACTAACCGCCAAGCCGGTAACAAGCGCATTAGCAAAGACTTCCTGCTTTTTAGCTTCTCTTGCACGATATGCGAAGAGGACGGGAGCGATAGTGGCGGTGAAGACGATGACCAGAAGTATAAGAATAGCTGTCATGTCGGCGTTCCTTTTTATTATTATCGTGGCTTCTTTGTCCACAACTTTATTATGCAAAAGCAGATATATATAAGTAAAGAAGTATTTTGATGTATACCTAAAGATAGTTTGGTGTCAAAGTATCAAGAGCAAAGGGAGGTTGATATGCGCGGCACTGAGCTTAGTGAAGAAGCAAAAGCAGAGATCAAGAAGTATGCAGCAGGTGAGCAGTCTGCTGAAGAGACCGGATATCGACTGAGGGAAGCTGGGATGGCTCTTCCAGGTGAGTCCAATCCTCGAGCTGGGGATGTGATCATGTGGTCGAAGCAGTTGGGGTACGGGCTGCCGACGATATCGGATGAGGAAGTAGAGGCGGAGGTTGAGGCTGCTATGCGCTTTTTGGGGATGAAGCCGGGTGAGTGAGGGTTGCGGGCAAAAGAAAAGGCCCCGGAGGGCCTGGTTTTTTTTAGATCTGTTTGATGAGGTTTACGATCTCTTCGTCGATGATGTCCTTCTTGCTCTGCGAGTCAGCGTTGATTCCGTAGTGGTATACGTAAGTCATTCCGTCGACCTCTACCTGCTTGTCACCGAGCTCGAGGCGGAAGGTGCCGCTTTTCACTCTGTAGAGACGGCTCACCACGCTTCTCTTATCTGTGCATACAAGTGTGAAGTAGGTGCGGGAGCAGTCGCCCTTGCTCCAGTCTTCTGATCCGACGATGCTGAGGGTTACTGTCTTTTGGCCGTTCTGGAAAGTTACTTTCATTTTGAATCCCCTTTGTTTTATCTCTCTTACCTATATAAACGGCACAACGTAAAAAACCTTTAGCATTATTTTCATGTATACCTAAAGATAGTTTTCCGTCAAGTTTATGGGTATAGCAGGAGGCACCTGAATATCTCTTTTTACTTTATCCTGCTTCTTATCTTCTTCTATAAGCGATAAAGGAGATGAGCGGGTGACAAGGCATGGAAAGGTCGTTATACAAAGTGGTATGGCAGTGAGAAAATACGATGGCTAAGAAAAACGCAGTAAGATAAAAAGAAAGAAGAAAGTACTTGTACACTTCCGTGCTCATATTTAATAATAAGAACTATAAGAAACACAACAATAAGAAGAAGGGATAACCCTCATGACAACTACAACAATAAAGGCACTCGACGTACACTCTGCCCACATCTGCGCCCTGCGCTTAGTCGGCGGCTTCGACAGCGAAAAGAATCACTTCCCTGCACTTAAAGTCTTCCAAAGTCCTAACCGGGAGCGGCTTCAATACCACGCCGAGCTCGCTGAAGTAGGCTGCCGTCAGTCTCAGATGCAGCTCGAGAACTTGATAATCGGAGAGCTCTTGCATGTAAAAGACCTGGAGCTTGACGGCAAAAAGTACATCTTCGACATCCAGACTTTTCAGTGCCCAGTAGCCATGGACTACGTACTGTGGGAAGTACTAGCTCAGATCAACGACGACTAATAACAACAATAAAAAGAGAGGATTCATCATGAGCAGAGAGATAAGAGACATCATCTTCACTGCAGTAGCGGAGCAGGACTTCAAGCTTCTACAGCAGCTCGAGCTCGAACAAAAGCAGCTCATGTCACTGTACTTGCAACTTCCTGCACTTCTATCTGACATCAGAGACCTCGATAGCATCGCGCCATCCGGCTTCAGCAAAGCCAAGCGTCTCACTTATATAGCGCTAGCAAAGATCATCGGCCCCATCAACGTGATCTGCAAAGCCTCACGCAGTCCAGTCATCGCTGATATGTCGCTTCTTGCACATCTTTTGGAGTCAAAAAAGCTCACCGATGTCGATGTGGCCGAGCTTAATAAGGCTGTATTGAAGGCTGCCAGGGCGGGCCAGGTTGATGCTGTTAGTGTGCTTATTCCCTGGTGCCGACTCGGTAGTTTGGATCTGCATGAAGTATGGGAGGCTTCTTATGTTGCTGATGGACAAGGGAGCGACTTTGTCTTCGATGTGATGATGAGAACCGGCGCGGTTGCTGAGATTTTGAGGGATGCGAAGCGGGGTAGAGTTCTTATAAGTGAAGGCTTCTTGAGACACTTCAATGTGCATGTAGATGTCTATACCAGAGAGGATATTTTGAGGAAAGTGCTAAAAAGGCGAAAAAAGTAGTTGCAATCCCCCACACGCCTTATTTTGTTATATACTAGCGTTACAACATAACAACAATAATAAAGACCTTGGGGGTCAAGACATGTTGAAGCAAAGCAATGGTCTCGTAGTTTTCAAAGCTTACGGCGATGAAGATGAGGGCCAAGAGCCAGGGGCTCAACCAGCAATTACCGAAACACCTGAGTTCCAGGAGGCCTTGAAGGCCAAGATCGCTGAAGCTTTAGCGGCTGAAACATCAGGACTAAAGAACAAAAATGCCGAAATCCTCGCCGAGAAAAGAAAAGTTCAAGAGCAATTGAACTCGATTCTTGCTCAAGCAGAAGATCAGGCAGACCAGGAAGCTCTGAAAGCCGGCAAGCTCGATGTCCAAAGTCTCATCGACAAGCGCGTCAACGCCGCTAATCAGACTTGGCAAGAGCGTCTACAGGCTGAGCAGAGCGAAAAAGAAGAGCTCCGGAAGGCTGTAGAAGCCGAAAAAGGTCGCTTAAAGCAGTTCCAGATTAAGCAACTTGTCGGCTCTGAGTTCCTCAAAAACGAATTTGCACAGCCTACAGCGCTGGATGACGTGCTCAACTTGGCTGGCAGTAACTGGGAACTGAGCGAAACGGGCGACCTTATCAGCCGTGATAGCGCCGGGAATATCAAGATGGGCAAGAGCGGACGCGCTTTGACTCCAAAAGAGTGGATCGAAGACCTGGCAGGATCCCGCCCTCATTACTTCAAAGCGTTGCCGGGAAGTGGCGGAAAGCAGGGTTCTGGCGGCGGCGGAAAGACCATGAGCCAGTCCGAATGGCAGTCGGAGTACATGAAAGCTGACGCAAAAACAGCAGCTGAACTGAAGGCAAAAAGAGCAAGAGGCGAAATTGTAATCGTCTAAGTGTGACCCAGGGGTTCCACGGAGCCCCTTGATTCATAGCTAGCTGGGCTGGCGACTGCATGACTCTGTGAGCGGCAGATATCCTTAAAGCAACAAAGTACCAATAACAATAATAAAAACAGGTATATCAAATGAAACAAGTAAATGCATTAGTCGTTTTGACCGCTTTTGGTAACGACCTCGAAGCCTACATGAACGAGGTCATTCTTCCCGATGCTATGAAGAGGCTTCGTGCTCGTACAGCAGCTCTAAACATCGTCACCATCAACAACGAAGACGAAAGCAAGCAAGTTGGCGACACTATCCAGGTTCCGATGCCCGTCAGCTTCGAGAGTCACGATGAGTTCGATGAAGTAAATGGGACGACTCCAACGCCTGTAGCTGTCAAGAAAGTTGACGTCAAGCTCGACAAGCACTTCTACAAGCAGGTCGAGCTCTCCGACATGGAGTTCACTGGAAGCGTGTCTGGGGCACTCGAGAATGCCACTGGCGGGATGATTGACGTAATTGGTCGCGGCATTAACTCAAGCACTGCCGGTCTTGCTCTCGAAATCCCCGGCTTCTCTGGAAACCTGGAGTCGCTGAACAAGCGCGACGGATCTGACCTCATCAATTTGCAGGAGGCAATCGAGCAGGCCAACGTCTACGATGACCGCAAGCTGTACCTCACCAGCCGAACCAACGCTGACTTGCTTCACGTGTATGGAAACCATAACTACCGAGAAGCCGAGCAATCTGGCGTTCTAGGCAACAAGTTCAACTTCGACATCATGAGCGACAACGCGGCCATCTACCACAAGGCCGGCTCCGCGTCTGTAAACGCAGGTCTTGTCCTCGCTTCCGAAGCTCAGGTCGGCTCGTCTGTTCTGCTGATCACCGCTGCTGCCGGCGACCGCTTTGTGAAAGGTGACGTGATCACTCTGGCTGACACTGAGCAGACTTTTGCGGTAGCCGGCACTTTGGTCGCGGTTGATGGTGCAAACGCTGTTCAGGTTACTACCAAGGTGACATCGTCTATCGCCGCTGGAACTGCGGTAAACGTTGTCGGCGATCACCGTATCGACCTTGCTTGCACCCCGACCTTCGCGATGATGGTTACACGTAAGCTTGATAGCCCAGCTGGCCAGCCTGGTGTTATCTCTGGCTTCTTGACTGATCCAGTGTCCGGCATGACCCTCCAGTCGATGATCTGGTATGACGCTTCGCGCAGGAAGCACCAGTTCAGGCTCGAGACGCTCTTCGGCCTGAGGGTTCTGGATCACACCAGGGCGCTGAGGATGGGCGGTCACTAAGCAAAAGGGGCTCGCAAGGGCCTCTTTGCACACAAAGCTTGCACACAAAATATGGGATCCTGCGGGATCCCTTTTGGTCTTCTGTTAGATGGTGCTGGTGATGCCGGAGTAGTCGATGCTCGGGAAGTGGTCTTCGAAGATGTTGTAGAAGTCTGAGATTAGAGCCGGTTCGCCTTCGTGGTCGATGACCTGGATGCCTTCGATCTTCCAGACTTCCTCAAGGCCTTCGGAGCTTGAAGTGAAAGTGCCAGGCTTGCCGGAGTAGTAGCTGTAGCCCTCGAAGTGCGTGACGGTGATGTCGCCGTATCTTGAGATCAATTTGCCTGAGCCAAAGACATAAGTCCGGTCGTCACCGTCTACGACCGTCTCGATATGTGAGTCGATGTACTCCACTTCATGCGTGTGAGTCCAAGTTCCGGTTTCAACGAGTGCCTTGAATTCGGTAGTAGTGATAGTTTTCATGATGCTTTCCTTTTATTGTTATGAGCTCTCTGAGACTCATATATATACTTTATCGGTGAGCAAACAAGCGATCAATACTTAAATCAAAATTCTTTCAATTATTTTATAAGTATGCTCACGGTAGACGCTTAAATTTTGAAAAGTAAGTGATCCCCTGGGGAGTAGTGCCGCAGATTTCACGTAGCGCACGCATTTGGGTATAGCGGGGATGTACTGGGCGCTTGTGTTTTGATTGCAAGAAGTTTTACTTAGCCAATAGATCTTCAGCAATACATGGCTCAAACGGTGTACAATGAATATATAAGAACAATAATAATTGCGGGTCTCAAAGATGACTATTCAAGCCTCTATGTCCACCAATGGCGATTCGTTGCCCATCGTTTCCCCTGGCGTTAGCCGTGGTAAAGGCGATCTTCTAACCGCTGCGGATATCTTCACCTCGCAAGTTATCCAGGGCCAGACCGTCTATATCTTCTGTGAGTCCGTCATCCATATCGCCGAAGGCTTATCGGTATCTGATACGGACGCTCCCATCGACGCCAGGTCAGGCATCTATCTCTCTGTGAACGCCGGTAAACAACTGAGCTTCAAGCTTATGGGCGCGTCAGATCCGGCGACTGTCTGGATCCACGAGGTTAGATAAGCCCTATGAACATCATCCAGCGCTCGCTTTTATCGCTAAACAAGTTCCGTATGGCCGTCAAAAAGGTCTTCGGGCCTCCTGGCGGGTTATGGGTGACTTGCAACGCCGATTCTACGGCCACGGTTGGCGGCACTGGAGCAACTCCTGGCCATTACCTCACTGTCACTTTCCCAGACAGCTCGACTGCATCAACAATCGTAGGCGCGTCCGGTGTGTGGTCGGTGACTTCAGCGCAGCTGGCTAGCTGTCCGAGCCCTGATGCCCTGTCAGTAAGTACCTCTAACCCTGCCCACACAGCAGTAATCGACAGCATCACCGTCACGCCTGAAGGCAAGTACTTCGTCCAAGGCCACGGCGGGCGCGACCGCGACACTATCTCTTTCACCATCGACGACGAGACATACACCCTGACGCTCGACGGCTCGTCGGTCTGGTTCTTCACGGTTGAGCCCAAAGTGCCGCCGAAGGACTTGGAGCCTGGCGACATCGAGCCTGGTACTGACTACGTGCCTCCTTATGTGATCAGTATCAAAGACCTTGGAGACGGCACGCATAAAGTCACCGGGGCTGGCGGGAAGGTTGGAGACAAGCTGACGGTCGTTGCTGATGGCGTTGAGTACGAAGTTACCGTGAATGGCGACTCAGGCTGGACTGCAATCGTAGGTGAGCGGATTGAAGATGGCATCGAAGTACCTGGCTACGTGGCGCCCTACGTCATCTCGATCACTGACAACTTGGACTCGACCTTTACAGTAGTCGGCGGTGGTGGCAGGGCTGGCGATAGGCTGACGGTCATCATAAATGGCTCAGAGATACTGCTTGTAACCAACGCTGATAACGACTGGTCTGTCATCGTCGACATGCGCGTACCCGGTGAAGAAGAAGTCGACGTCGGCTCTGATTACGTACCCCCATATGTCACAGAGATCATCGACAACTTCGACGGCACCCATACCGTACTCGGAGCTGGCGGCAAAGCCGGAGACACGCTGACTGTCACGATCAAGCAGATCGACTACACCATCAGCCTCGTAACCACCGGAGACACATGGTCAGTCACCGTGACCGAAGAGACCGTAGCTGAAGAAGACGTCGACGTAGGCTCTGACTACATCCCTCCATACGTCACTCAGATAATCGACAACGGCGACTCGACATACACGATCATCGGCGCCGGAGGCCGCGCAGGCGACGTACTGACTGTCACCGTGGAAGGCCAGCAGCATCAGATCACTACCACTGCGGACGACGCCTGGAGCCTCACGCTCGATCTGTCGACCCCGGCGCCCGGAGACGTCGACGTGGGCACTGACTACGTACCTCCCTATGTCATAAGCATCACCGACAACGGCCAAACCTTCACTGTCATCGGCGGCGGCGGACGCGCAAACGAAGTCTTCACCATCACTTACGGCGGCGACACATACCCGATCACTATCCCAGCCGAGGGCACTTGGTCAGTAGAGGTCACCAAAAAAGCCCCGCCTGTAGTCGAGGTTCCGGACACTTACGTTCAGCCATATGTAATTTCGGTCACAAACAACCAGGACGGCACTTACACCGTAGTCGGCGGCGGCGGGCGCGCTGGTGATTTGATCTCAATATCCATTGACGGCAATCTTTTTCAGGCTGTCATTGAAACCGACGATTCTTGGACGATCACTTTCGAGTTTACGCGCACTGTTGATCTTGAAGATGTTGTCGTGATCGTCAGGCCAGAGGAGCTGGATGGTTTCGTGACCGCTGCGGATGCGGTTTATGCTGATTACGATGTCGTCGAGTTCGTCGAGTGTGCAGATGATGGCTCGTATATAAGCTGGGAAGCTTTCGTAGAGCACATCAAGTCGATAGTTGGGGTCGATACTACGGCGCTGGATACCATCAATCTTGACTATGACGGCGGCTATGCGAAGAAAGTGCTTCGCTTTGGTGATCAATATATAGCTGCTTTTAACTACAAATACTTAGTTTTTAGTGTGGCAGGCGGTGTTGTCGCTGATGTTCAGACGATAGAAAAGAACTACATGACCGACCGCAATTGCGACGTTTTTCGTACCGGGCACGGGATCTACTACTTCAAGAAAGAAGGCGTATTAGATAGATTAACCCGTCTTGACGGCGTAGAGAGTGGCCTAGCGCTTGATATAGATAGCTTCGGAGACTCCAGGCTTCCCGCTCTAGTGACCCTGGGCGATTTCGACTGGCTAGTAAACTCCGATTTCTCTATCTCTTACCTGATCGATCCAGTGACTTTAGATCACACTCAAGGCCCGGTTTTTAGCGAGATAGTGCTCAGCCACCAAGGCGGACTCACCGATATAGTCTCATCAAGCGGTCGGGTCTTTGCGCAGTGCAATGATAAGATCACTGGGAAGTACGGTATATACGAGCTGAAGCACGACGGTTTTACGCTGTTTTTGGGCAAGATCGGCCAGCTCGTCGGCGGAGATAGTGCGCTCTATGTCTTCAACGCTGGCGGTATCAGCGAGCTCATCAAGATAGATCTTACCTCCGGTCAGCAGAAGACGCTTGCATCTCCGAGCAGCGTAATAGGAGGCTATGTCATAGATGATTTTGGAGTGTTTTTACGAGGCGGAAACACTGGCGTTTTCGTTACTTACGATGCCGGAGAAACTTTCACTGATCTTTTCTATACACCTAGCGAAAGTAAGTTTATACACCTTGATTGCGACGGCGACCGAATCATCATCACAAAGCAGTGGGATACATACACTCTTCAGACTTATAACTTGATCAAACTCTGATACAATATAACAATAATAATAAGAGTCAGAACCAATGACCACTAATAAGAAAAGACCCAGCGATTTGGCGCTTTGGGATGGCGATTTGAGCGCAAACTTGCACGTGCACAGACCCGGCGCGTCGATGAAGGTGAGTTTGCAAGAGATCGTAGATGCTGTGCCTGTGCCTGCACCATCAGAGCCCGCTGAACAGATTATCATCTCGGAGACAGGCAAGACTCTTGTAGCTAAAGAGACTGTTGCAGAGATGAAAGTGATGCTTGAGATCCCTGATTCGCAAGGGCCGGGCGTCGAGCTGCAAGGCACTAAGTACGATGTGACCGAAGGAAAGGCCTTGCGCTTTGGGGCTTTTGGTCTTGGTGGCGGCAGGCAGAACGCCGGGGTGAGCGTAGCGTCCCTGGGCCTGCAATACGCCGACAATATGAGCATGCCAAACGGCTTTTATCACGCTAAAAGCACCGACTGGCAAGCAGCTAACGCTCCAGTAGCATCATTGATCTCGTCGAGCGGAGCTGCTTTGCTGCACGTCTCCGCAGATAACCCGTACTCTGCCTTTCAGATTTTGGCCGGAAAAGGTGGGGCGGTATACGCAAGAGCACGCGACGGAAATAACCTCAACGGCTGGCTACCGTGGTTCAACCTGGACGGTACAACAGCTGTCTTCGATGAGATTGGCGCCGTATTACTTGCGAGAGTGTTAGATGGAACTAAGGGCACGCTCCAGTCGAACGGCTTCTACATAAACATGGCTGGCCGTGCCGGACTAAAGCCAGTCGCTTTTGACGGCTCAGATATGCCAACAGCTACTCCGTATCTAAACGGGACATGGACTCAAATTACTTACTGCGATCACAGTAGCGCTGATCCGGTGGCTCGCATGGCGCTGTGGAGAAAAATCAAATGATGAATATAAGAAATGTTGAGCAGATGGATGACGGTGCGTTTGTTTTTGAAGTAGAAGATTCGGCTTTGGGTTGGATTTATTCGTCTGCCTCACTCGACCAGCAGGACGAAGTTGAACTTTATGATGAGATCCAGGGCGGAAAACATGGCGCAATCGGCACTTATATCGCACCCCAGCGCACTCGCTCTGATGTAGAAATCGCTCGTAAATCCGCTTATGCAAACCCACATACAGGCTCTGACCGTCTCTTCGCAGAAGCCCAGCGCATGCAGCTAATGGGTGAAACCGGCTGGGAAGCTGTACGAGATCAAGCAGTAGCGCGCTTTGAAGAGATCAAGACCCAGCACCCATGGCCGGCAGAGTAAGGAAAAGACTATGAAAAAGACAGAAAGCGTATGGCTTGAAGTCGGTGAAAGACGGGTTCTGGTCGATGTTGGAAGCAAACAACATGAGTTTTGGCTGGCCAAAGTCGTTGATAGCGGCGCTGGTGTTGTTGAGCCGGTGGGGCCGATAATTGAGGCAGAGCCAGTTGCTGAGTTCGTTGAAAAGCCTAAGCGTGGTCGAAAGCCGAAAGTTATAGCTGCCGATTAAAGTCCCAGGGACTCTTCCAGCTTTATACCCATCATCTTATTTTCGTCCTGGGCAAGTTCAAGTGCTCTTTTCTTGATGCTCTTAACAAGATCCGGCACGGGCATTGAGTCTGCGATCTGCTGCTTGTGCTCAAGTGTCGCTTCATGAACTACTCGCTCATAAGCAGCCTTACCGTACCTGTCAATAATCTCGATAAAAGGGTTGCTCATAGACTCATTCCCTGAATTGCAAGTGATACAATAATAACAACTATAATAATAAGAACATACTCATATGTCAATAGATCAGAATATCTCCTCGGCTATCGAACTCGGTAAAGCAGCGCCCGCCGTCACTGTGTCTTCTCTTGTTTTCTTTGGCATATCGCTTAGTGATTGGGTAATTATCCTGACTGCTATATATGTCGTAACTCAGTTTGCGATTTTCTTGGAAAGATGGATATACGAGAAGAAGCAGCGGAAAGTCACCAAGAAAGATACCGAGGGTGACGGCGATGCTACGTAAGAAGCTTATAGCAGCCAGCGCCAGTGCTGCTTTAAGTATCGCAGCAGTCGTCGTATCGCACTTCGAAGGCCTCGAGACAAGCGCATATAAAGACCCCATCGGCATCCCTACCATCTGCTACGGGCATACCGCTACAGCCAAGATCGGCCAGGTAAAGACCGAAAAAGAGTGTGAAGGTCTACTAAAAGAAGATCTGCAAGTAGCGCTCGATGCAGTCGAGAGGTACGTCAAAGTCGAGATGCCTGTAGAGCGACGGGCTGCTTTTGTCAGCTTTGTTTACAACGTGGGCGCTGGGAATTTTGCTGGGTCGACCATGCTGCGAAAGTTGAATGCCGGTGATGCCCGTGGCGCCTGTGCGGAGCTTGATAAGTGGATATATGCCGGTGGGCGTGTGCTTCCAGGGCTCGTTAAGAGGCGTGCTGAAGAGCGGGCGCTGTGTGAGGTGGGGCTATGAAAGTGTATGCCGCAATTGCAGCCGTGATCGCTTTTCTACTTTTCTCTTTGCTTATCGTCAAGAACGAAAGGGACAGCCTTGCCCTGCGTCTTGATATGACCGAAGGAGCCGTCGAGGCCCTTGAGTCAGCCGCTAAGAAGTCGCGTGCGCTGCTTGTCTCGAGAGATGAAATCGACAAGAAATATAACGAGGAAATTGAGAATGCAAAATCTGAAAATCGGCGTCTTCGCGATGCTGTCGATACTTCTGCTAAGCGGCTGCTCGTCAAAGCAAGTTGTCCAGTCGTGCCCGGAAATACCAGCGCCTCCGGCCTTTCTGATGCAGCAAGACCAGAGCTCGATCCTGCTTCTAGACAAGATTATTTCGATCTCAGAGAGCGAATAGTCTCGACCGAAAAGCGTCTGGCTGGACTACAGGCGTATGTGAAAAACGTTTGTCTCGCTGGTGGTGCTGATGAGTAAGCGCGCCGACGAGACGATCAAACATCAGATCCGGTTGCGCGGCCAGTTCACCCGCATTGCTAAGCAGTCGGTACTGCATCTTGAGGCGCTCAAGCGGAGCGTTAAGGCCGAGATCGACGAGGCTATGGAGGCCCGAAATTGGATGGCTTCGGCAAAGCTCAGGAGGACTTTCGCGACCATAGACAAGCTCATCGATGAGCAGTACTCGATGATGTCAGACACGCTGAAAGTCGAGCTGGGAGATCTTTTTGCTTATGAAGCCGAGTTCTCTAGCAAGCTGCTGAACGTCGACTTTGACACAGCTTTGATCAGTGAAAAGCTGGTCAGGAGTGTGGTCGAGGAAGATCCCTTTGACGGCAAAATCCTCTCCGAGTGGCTGGCTGAGCAGAAGCTTGCTACTCAGACGAAGATCAAGCAGACCGTGCGCTTGGGTGTGCTCAATGGCCTTGGGACTTCGAAGATCGTGAGCGCGCTTTTTGCTGAGCCTGGGAATCCCTTTATTGGCGCTCGTAGACATGCCGAGGTCATGGTGCGGACGGCGTCGGCTCATGTGACATCTCAAGCGACTTTGAAGACTTTTGAGAGTGTCGGCTTTGAGAAGTATCAAATCAGCTCAGTGCTTGATGGGCGGACTTCTCCTATCTGCCGTGGGCTGGATGGAAAGATCTTTTCGGTCAAGGATCCGGCGCGAAAGGTGCCTCCTTTCCATCCTGGGTGCCGGTCGACGATGATCGCTATCACCGATGACGACCCGGCTTTTGAGGATACCTACGAAGACTGGCTCAAGAAGCAGAGTGTCGAAGATCAGAAGGGGATCCTGGGTGCTGAGAGGTACAGGCTTTGGAAAGCGGGAAGTAGTCTGGACTCTTTCGTCGACCTGGACGATCTGCATGTAGTGCCGCTTGAAGAGCTAAGATCAAAAGAAAGTTTTTCTTAGCCAAAAAATTTTTATCTTACTGCATGCTTCTTTGTATACCTGCATTCTTCTTTCATGTCACCCCCATATCTCGGATACCTTTATTTCTTTTATATAATAAGAGAATAGATAGATATTCAGGTGCTTTCTGCTATACCGATAAACCATTTTTTGGTATGTGGTAATATAAATCAATTGGTTCAGAGAAACTTCTTTTATGACATATGCCACATACATCGACTATCAAAGTGAGTTCGGAGACGACGACCTTCAAGAAGGTTCAGAAGCTCGCGTACATCTCGCACTTCAGCGCGCATCAAAGCTTGCGGATACTTACATGCGCTCAGCCGGCATCGAAGTACCTACTTCCGACGCCACTGTAATCGCAGATATTAAGGGCTCCGTCCTCGACATCGCTAGATACTTCTTCTGGTCTGACAACACGAGCGACGAGATCCGCAAGCGTTATGAAGATGCAATCAAATTCCTTGAAAGCGTGGCTTCGGGCAAGATCCGCCTCATCATAAAAGACGGCCAAGTCTCGACAGGCAGCGGCTTCCGCAACATCAGACTAATAAGAGCGTAAGACCATGCTACCCCTAGTTCTCAGAGGCTTGGCTGCAAGCAGCGACGGCAAAAAGTCTGTCGAAATGCTTGCTGACACTAAGCAGCTTCAAGAACTTGCCGTCAAAATAAAGAATCTAGGGCCAAGTAACCCGCACGTCAAATCCGGCCTTCATCAAATCGCCGCTCTCTGGGAAAACAGGATCAAAGCCAACTTCCGCCGATCAGTAGACCCCTACGACTCAAAGTGGCACGAGATCAAACACCGCGACGGTCAGCCGCTGCTCGACACTGGTATGCTCCGCAACAGCATCAATAGCGAAGTTCGCGGACTCAGTATAGTTCTAGGATCCTCAATAGATTACGCAGACAAACATCAGCGCGGCATCGGCGTCCGCCAGCGTATGTTCCTGCCGACACCCGTAGTTGGCCTGCCTGATAAGTGGAAAAACGAGTACACCCGCATCATGCTCGACAAAATAACGAAGGCAGTCCAATGAACATCTCAGACCACTTAGAACAAGTAAAACAACTGATCGAGGCCTTGCCGTCAAACCCATCGATTAAGTTCTTTTCGGGCGAACTCGTCATCGAAGATCTCAAAGACATCAAGATCGACGGCAAACGCCCGTATATCCTCCTCTCCTGCGGCGGCGGCGATATACCAACAAAAGACAAGCGCGTCAAACTAGAGGTAGATGCCTTATTTGGCGCCTGGGTGATTGGGAAAACAGACCCAACAACTCATGGAATGTCGACAATTGCCGCAGATACAGCTGTAGAAGTTGCAAAGATTATCGAGAACTATCGCGCCGACGCTAAAACAAACAGCCGACTTCCCGTGTTACAATCTATTAAGGAATCCTTTAATGGCCAGAAAGGTAACGTAAATTTCTCCGCATGGAGCGTTATCTGGTCACAAAGAATTTCCCTCGTTTGAAGTTGAGCTCAAACTAATACCAAACAATAACAATAATAAATAGGTATATCGATATGTCACTAGGATTTAACGCACCGGACTCCACGATTGGATGGATCGGAAACGGCGGTCTCTTGATCGCTAGACTTGACGCAAATGACCAGCCGGTCGGCGGTTTCTTCAACGTCGGTCAGTATAGTTCTGCTTTACTCTCACTTTCGACTGAAAAAGTGGAAATGAAGGACATGGTCTACGGCACGCTCGGTGTAGCGAAGTCGAAGACGATCAAGAACTCCGGCGAACTGACGATCAACATGAAGTCCTTCTCGCCAGAAGTCATGGAGCTCGCGCTTTTCGGCCAGGTCACTGAAGACATCGCTGAAACCGGCGCCACTGCCACTGCCACTGCTCACAAAGGCCGCAGCATCGTAGTCCCAGGCATCATCGCGAAAGTGACCACCGTTACAGTCGCAGAAGGCTTGGATCCGCTGGTTGAGGGCACTGACTACGTGATCTCCAATGGCTCGATCTACTTCCCGCAGGGCTCTAGTATCCAGGACGGCGACAGTGTCGAAGTCGTGTATGACAAAGCCGCTGTACGCAGGATTGAGGGTATGGTGACTAGCGGTGTCGACGTTATGATCGTCTTTGATGGCGTCAACTTGGCTGAGCAAGACACTCCAGTGAAAGTCACGTATCACAAAGTCTCGCTGTCTCCAGCAGCTCAGCGTCAGCTACTGTCTGAAGACTACGCAGATCAAGAGATCCGGGGCACTCTGCAAGTATCCAAAGCGGTCACCGGAAGTGGCTTGTCGAAGATGTTCAAGGAAGAGCATGTCGTAGCAGCATAAAAGTGTCACATGCAGCACAAATGCCGGGCCCCACGAGGGCCCTTTTTTGCTTGCGGTCGCGACAAGGAAAGGGGGCGTTTGGTAGACTCACGGCGTTTTTTTCCTAGATGGGGATGTGCCATGAAGTCAGTCGAGTTGTTCGCAGGTGCAGGCGGGCTGGCTATGGGCTGCGAAATTGCAGGCTTCGAGCATCTCGCCGTGGTTGAGTGGGACAAGTGGTCGTGCGACACAGTCCGTGAAAATCAGCGTCGGCAATTCCCTCTGGTTGCGGGCTGGAATCTTCACCATGGAGATGTCCGCGCTTTTGACTGGAGCAGCATCCCCCAGGGAATCGAATTGCTGTCTGGCGGCCCGCCTTGCCAGCCTTTCTCGATGGGCGGAAAGCACAAAGCGCATGACGATAGCCGCGACATGTTTCCTGCTAGCGTCGACATTCTCCGTAAGCTAAAGCCGAAAGCCTTTATTTTTGAGAACGTCAAAGGGCTGACTAGGTCTTCATTCGCTAACTATTTTCAATATATCCAGCTCCAGCTTGAGTTTCCCGAGGTTCCATCCCGCAAAGATGAGCTTTGGCAAGATCATTTGGCTCGGCTACAAGCGGAGCGCACAAGTGGGAAGCGTAAGGGGCGCGGGCTTACTTACAATGTCGTCGCCACGCTCATCAACGCAGCAGACTACGGTGTACCGCAGAAACGGGAGCGGGTCTTTATCGTCGGGTTCAGGGATGATCTAGGTATCGAGTGGTCATTCCCAGACCCCACGCATAGCTATGACGCATTACTGCATGACCAATGGGTTACAGGCAAATACTGGGCTCGGCATGGCATTCCGCAACCAGCCATACCTGAGAAGCTTAAAACCCGTGTCGCTAAACTCAGGAGTGGAGTTATCCAAGTCGATACGCAGCCTTGGCGCACTGTACGTGATGCAATCTGTGACTTGCCAGATCCGCTATCTTCTGACGCATCGCTTGTAAGCAATCATTCGTTCCAAGGCGGAGCGAAGGTTTATCCAGGCCACACTGGCAGCCCGTTGGATCTACCCGCGAAAACTCTTAAAGCTGGCGATCATGGCGTTCCTGGCGGTGAAAACATGCTCGTTAAAGAGACAGGCGAGGTCAGATACTTCACTGTCCGCGAGAGCGCTCGAATTCAAACATTCCCGGACGGATACAAGTTCCACGGTAGCTGGACAGAGACGATGCGGCAACTCGGAAATGCTGTGCCCGTATTGCTTGCTCAACAGGTCGCATCGAGCGTCGCTGATAAGCTACTCACTGCCGAGATTGAGAAAGTTCTTCGCACCAAGCGTAGTGCTGAAGGGAAGAATGTAGCATGACAGTCGTTCCTTTTAATCCGCTTGACAAGAAGAACCTCGGAGCAAGCGTTGCAGAGGCACTGCTCTCCAAGGACATCCATCCTTTAGCTAAAGTACCGAAATTCAACGGCGCTGGGATTTATGCGATCTATTACGTGGGCGATCATACGGCGTATGAAAACCTATCGCGGATGAATTCGGATGGTAAATTTCTATGGCCTATCTATGTTGGTAAAGCTATACCCAAAGGCGGCAGGACAGGGATTGCTTCTACAGAAGAGGTAGGTAATGTCTTGCAGGTACGGCTGCGTGAGCACGCTAACTCTATCAAGTCTAGTGATCTCGAATTAGATGATTTCTACTGCCGCTTTCTTGTTGTTGACGACATCTGGATCCCATTAGGCGAGTCTTTGATCATCACTCGGTTCGTTCCAGTCTGGAATGCTGTTATAGACGGCTTTGGAAACCATCAGCCCGGCAAAGGGCGTGAAGCCGGCGTTAGGCCTAGGTGGGACACTCTCCACCCAGGCAGGCGATGGGCAGTAAAGCTGCCTGAACGCGAGGAAACGGCTGATGAGATCGCTCGTGAGGCGAAAGTCTACTTGAGTAGCGTGCCTGCATGTCTGTCAGACCACTTTATTCAAGCTGAGGGAGAATAGCGGCAAGATCTCATCCTTCGCAGCAGCTTCAGCTATCTCAAAAAGCCGGTCAGTAAGCTTCTCGCGACTTTCAGCTTCTATCTCAAGCAGCATCTCGTCCATGGCCAGACGGGTGGGGTAGTCATATCGCTTATGGCTCAAAGAGAAAGCGATACAGTCAAAGACTACTTGAAGTACATCAAAGCGAAAACCGGGCTCTTCGTCCATCTCAAGAAGATACTCAACAGCCTTAGTCTCCGGCATCTCATATCCAGCACTTCTCAGCACAGCAGCTGCTTGGCGGCAAACATACTCATCCCGCTCCGCCAGTGTCATCTCGCTTATCTTCATATCCTTGGCCTCATGCCTTTGAGCTCAAATAATCAACTACTTTGCTACCATTTGTCAATAAAGTTCCACTTGAAACATGGTAATATATCTACATAAGAATAATAAAAAAGGCATCAAAATGTCCCTGTTAGATATCGCCATTCCATCCAAAAAAGTAACGATCCAGCAAGCCTTCGGCGAAAGCACGGAAGTTGCGCTCGAAGTTTTCGGGCTCAATACAGAAGATCTCACATACTTAGTGCAAAAGCACGGCATGATCTTCGCTGCGTACTTCCTGCGTAACATCAAAGAAAACGTGGAAAACAAAGCCTCAGCGCGCGAACTTTTGATGGCCTTTCCGTCTTTTAGTGACGACATCGTGGCTTGCGGCTGTAAGCAAAGAGAAGCATCAGAGCACGTAGCCAGCTTCGTCATTCCGATCAAGATTGAGCTGTTGGCTACTGTACTAGATCTCACTTTCCCAACCGGGCTAAAAAAAAGTCTCGAAAACCTGCTGCCGCTGGTACTTCAGTTGCTGATCAAATTCGGCTATATGAAGCTGAGCGAAGACGAGCTAAAGAAGATGCAGGAGCAAGTGAGCTAAAAGCGGCTGAAGACTTCATCAAAAGCCTCTTCTACATGTGTGAATATCTTGTATCGAGAGGCCATAACACACCGGCTTTCAATCCCTATTTGTACTCTTTCAAAAAGCTTTGCCAGACGTTTGAGGTACAGAAGAGCATCGCTAACTCCACACTTCGGCTTGAGCAGAGCGCAAGTCACTTGAGCCGCGCAGCAATGAACTCGGGCGATCAAAAGGGCTTCATCGAGCTACTAGAATCCATATCAGAAGAAGAATAATAAATGGCAAATTCAACCGTAATTTCGCTCATATTAAGAGCAAAAGATGAAGCTTCTAGCGTACTGAGTAGCACTGCCGCCAAGGTAACTGCTCTGATCACTGCGTTTGCGGGTGGCGTAGCGATCAAAGAGTCTGTGAGCCGGCTGACAGAGCTTGATGCTGTGGCAAAGCGCCTGAATCTCAGCATGGAAGAGCTGACAGCGGCTCAATACGCGGCTTTCCAGGGCGCTAACGTCGGGCCCGAGCAGCTGAGCGATGCGCTGGATGAAGTCCGCATAAAGATCGAAGAATTCAGCTCCATTGGGTCAGGTGGCGCGGTCGATTTCTTCGAAGTGCTTAATGTCGATGCCGAGAAATTCGCAAAGTTAAACCCCCTCGATCAGTTGATGAAAATCGCCGAAGAGCTTGACGGGATCTCAGACGCATCTGCTTTTACTTTTCTCGATCAGATCGGCTCTGACGCGCTCCGGAACCTGCTGCCAGTCCTGAAAAATGGCGGCGTAGAGATGCGCAGGTTGATGGAAGATGCGAAGCGCCTGGGACTCACGCTGTCAGACGAAGAGACTATCGGCGTAAACCAGCTTCAGAAATCTTTTTTGCAGCTCGGCAAAGTCGGCAGCACTGCTTTCGATAAAGTCCTGGCAGGCATGGCTCCTCAGCTCGCAGCAGTAGCAGAGACGATCACAGAGTCGATAGTGGGTATAGCCAAGGACACTGAAGGGCCGATCAAAGGCATCGGTGATCGCTTCTCTGATGTCATATCCAAAATGGTCGGCGCAGTCGGCTTTGTAGGTCGCATCAAGGACACGATAGACACTGTCTTTGCAGGCATATCGAGCGCCGCGCTGTTTTTTGTCGAGCTCTTCATAACTGGGCTCGGAACCATCAATAAGGGAGTGGTTGGCTTCGGAAATGGGTTTGCCAATGTCTGCCGATCATCATTCTCAGCGGCAATTGGGATCTTTAATACCGTCTTCGTTAAGCCTATTTTGGAGTTCACCAGGGCTTTCAATCTGGACGAGATGACCGCGAAGCTAGAGGGCTTCCAGAGCAGGGTTCAGGCTTTTCAAGCTAATGCCGGCAAGCCCGTCGAGCTCTTCAAGACCGAGAACCTGGAGCCAGCGCTTGAGGCAGTTCGCAAACTTCGCGCAGCGGCCAATCAAATGGGAATGGATAACGCCAACCAGGTCTTCAACCCTGACCTAATAAAAAGCCTGGACGACTTCGAGAAGCGGTACAAAGAAAACGTACTCAAAAACAGGGACGACATCGACCGTGAGTCAGCAAAGCGCCAGGAAAAGTCTCAAGACGGAGTGATTGCCAAGCTCCAAACCAAGAACCTCGAAGCCGCCGCCAAAATAGCCGAAACCCAGGCCCGTCTACAGGCCGAACGCGCCAAGCTCGAGATCGAATCAGCAACAAAAACCATCGAGACACGCAGCCAGATCGAGCTCTCGGGGCTAGCCGCACGCGCCCGTGCCGAGAACCTGTCGGCCAGCCAGGTTGCAGACATGCGCTTGAAGATCGAGCTTGAGACCGCGCAAAAGATCGCTGAGCAGCGCAAAAAAGTGATCGATCAAGACATCAAAGTGCTACAAGCCGGGCTCGCAGGTCAGCAGAAGCTCCTGGCCGGCACGAAGAACTTGAATGACTTGCCCGGCATCCAGGCGGAAATCGCAAAGTACGAAGCTGACATTGCTATCAAAAGAAGTGAGCAAGTCGCTATTGGTGCTGAGCTCATTAACCAGTCGGCTTTGCTGAAAGCCGAGCGTGCCGCCGAGATCGATCAGCTGAAAGAGCAGCTACAGACGATCCGGGAGAGTGCTGAGATCGAGCTCCGGGCGCTTGGTGGCGATGAGGTCGGTGCGGAATTCATGCGTATCCAGAAGGAATTTGAGGACACGATCAGGGAT